TTTTGGTGGTACAGGTGTAGTAGGAACTGATTTTGCAATTGCAGCTGGAGCTACAGAAATTGCAGTTAACCAATCAGCAGTAAGATACACAGGTAATGTTGGTTCAACATTAGCATTAACTGCATCAACTACTGATCTAGCTTCTGACACTCACAAAAGTTTAATTATTTTTACTGACAACGTAATTACTGCTTCTGCAATTTTTACTTTACAAGTACAGACAAATAATGAACTTGATGCTTCTTCTTTTGAAGCATTTGTTACAGGTGCAGGAAATAACCTAATAGAACGTGAAGCAGGAACTACAGATGGACATGCTAAGATTATCTTAACAGCATCTGGTGCAGATACGACTATCAAAGCTGGATCTTACATTTATTTTGAAGCTGCTGCTGACACAGACAGCATGGCTGTAAAAATGATGATTAGGACTACTGGTGGAACTATTGCAGTTACAACAGCTAACAACTAATAAATAATTATGTGGGGCTTCGGCCCCACAGTTTCTTAATTAAGGAGGGAAACAAATGGCAGACACAATAACAGGACCAGAAGTCCTACAAGAAAACGACAAACGAGTAACATTAAAAATAGTTGTTGAATCAGACGGAGATGGCAGCACAACAGTATTTTTTGATTCTTCAGCTAGATTAGTTAATGGAGCCGCATCACTTGGAACCTTACAAAGAATATGGTTTTCATGTTCTCCAGGAAATGGTTTTGATTCTTTTGCGCGTTTAGATTTTGAAGATTCTGACGGCGATAGACCTTTATTGGGATTAACAGGCGCAGCCTATTGGGATTTTAGAGAATTTGGTGGATTACCACCAAGCACTGATGCTAATACGAATGGTGATATTAATTTTGTTGTGGCGGCAGCCGCTGACGCTGGCAACATGTACACAGCAATAGCAGAATTTATTAAAACACCTACATAGGAGGGTAACTAATGGCCAACACAACGTCAGGCACAGTTACTTTCGACAAGACTTTCGCAGTTGATGAAATTATTGAAGAAGCTTACGAAAGAATTGGGTTACAAGCTGTATCTGGATATCAATTAAAAAGCGCTAGACGTTCTTTAAACATTATGTTTCAAGAATGGGGCAATAGAGGTTTACACTATTGGGAAGTAGATGAGGCAGATATTGATCTTGTTGAAGGTCAAGCTGAATATAATTTTTTTAGATCAACAGGAGATGGTACAAGTTCAACTACAGTTCCGGCCGATGTTTATGGAGTAGCAGATATTCTTGAAGCTACTTTACGAACGGATAGAACTGCAGTAGATCAAGCAGATTCAGGTTTAACTAAAATAGCAAGATCGGCTTATTCTGCATTAGCAAATAAAAATTCTAAGGGTACACCTTCACAATATTTTGTTCAAAGATTAATTGATAAAACTACATTTACAATTTACCCTACACCTGATTCTAGTAATGCAGCTAAAGCTATTAATTTTTTTTACGTAAAAAGAATTGAAGATGCAGACTCTACTTATACAGATGCAACAGACATACCTTTTAGATTTGTGCCTTGTATGGTTTCTGGTTTATCTTTTTATCTATCACAAAAATACAACCCACAATTAACCCAAAACATGAAACTACTTTATGAAGATGAATTAGCTAGGGCCTTATCAGAAGACGGGTCTTCTTCTAGTTCTTTCATTACACCTAAAGTATATTACCCAGGATCATAATGACATTTGCAAGAGGGAAACACGCTAAAGCTATATCAGACAGATCCGGTATGGAATTTCCATATGTTGAAATGGTAAAAGAATGGAATGGTTCTTTTGTTCATAAAACTGAATACGAAGAAAAACATCCTCAATTAGAGGTTCGCGCGCACGGGGGAGATGCTCAATCTTTGTTAAATGCAAGACCTGCTAGAGAAGAACCAGAAGGTTTAATATTATTACAACCTAATCCTTTTGAAACTGTTTCTGCTAGTTCTGCAATTATAAATGTTTTTGAAAAATCACACCATAGATCTACCGGTGATACAGTTAGATTTAGAGGAAAAAGTTATGCTACGTCTGATCCAGATGGATTTAATAATCCAAATACTTTTGATGGAATTACAGGATCTAATATTGCAAAAACTGCGGGTTATTCTATAACAGTAGGTAAAAGAGATTTAAGTGGTAACATTACAAATACAAGTGATTTTTATCACTTTACTGTGGACACGGATACCGCTACAACAGGTTTAATATCAGGTGGAGGAGAATTTTGTTCTTCCGGTCCTGTAACATTGGAAGCATAATATGGCAGGATTTACTTACGCAACATTAACCACAGCAATTCAAAACTATACCGAAGTTTCTACTACTGTACTATCAAGCACTGTTACAGATCAGTTTATAGACAATTCAGAATTTAGAATTATGAGAGATATACCTATTGATGCAAATAGAGCATTTGCACAAGACAATATGGTAGCGAATCAAGAACATGTAAATGTTCCACCAGGAGCATTAGTTGTTAGAGGAATTGAAGTTGCTGATTCTACTTCAGCATTTAATAACCCTATATGGTTAGAAAAAAAAGATCTTACTTATTTAGATGAATTTAATGGTTCTCGTGCTACAGGAAGACCTAAATATTATGCTATGAAAGGTGGAGCAACGGGAACTACGAATACGACTTCAGGAGGAGCTTTTTTATCTCCTATACCAAATTCTACTTATGTATATAAAATTCATTACAATGCTAGACCAACAGGTTTAAGTGCATCCACCACAACCAATTTTATAAGTTTAAATTTTCCTAATGGTCTGTTATATGCTTGTTTAGTAGAAGCATTTGGCTATTTAAAAGGTCCCATGGATATGTTACAATACTATGAAAAAAGATATCAAGACGAGTTACAAAAATTTGCAGGAGAACAAATAGGACAAAGAAGAAGAGATGACTATACGGATGGAACCATTCGAATACCAGTCAACTCTCCAACACCTTAAGGAATTAAAATATGGCATCATCGTTTTCAACATTAGGAATAGAACTTATAGCAACAGGAGAAGCATCGGGTCTTTGGGGAGATAAAACAAATGTTAATCTTCAAATGTTTCAAGAAATTACTTCTGGTTATGTAGCTCAATCTATTGCAGGTGGAGCTGCTACAACTACTTTAAGTATTACCAATGCAACTACTGGCGACACAGCCAGACAAATGATTATTGAATTCACAGGAACTATTTCAGGAAATAGAATAGTAACGATACCTGATTCTTTAGAAAAAATGTATGTTGTAAAAAATTCAACATCCGGTGCTCACACGGTTCAATTTAAAACAGTATCTGGAACAGGTGTTACTTTTGGTGCATCAGATAAAGGAACTAAACTTGTTTTTGCTAATGGAACCAATGTTGTTGACGCAGGATTAGGTGGAGCAACTGATTTAAATGGAGAAGAATTAATTTTAGATGAAGATGCTGATACCAGTATTACAGCAGACACAGATGATCAAATAGATATTAAGATTGCAGGTGCAGATGATTTTAGATTTACAGCAAATACTTTCACAGCTTTATCTGGTAGTGGTGTTGTTATACCCGATAGTGGACTTACTTTAGGAAGCACAGCCGTTACATCAACAGCAGCAGAATTGAATATTTTAGATGGAGTAACTTCTACAACAGCAGAATTAAACATACTAGATGGCGTTACATCTACAGCAGCAGAGTTAAATGCACTAGATGGTATAACTGCAGTTGTAGGTGAACTTAATGCTTTAGATCTAGGATCAACAGCTGTAGGAACAGCTATTGCAAGTAAAGCAGTTATATTAGATTCAAACAAAGATTACACAGGAATTAGAAATCTAACCTTAACAGGAGACCTTACTGTTGGCGGTGATGATATTACTATGGGTACAAACACTGCAGGTAATTTATTAGTTGCAGATGGTACAAACTTTAATTCAATAGCAGTTAGTTCTTTATCTGAAATATCTACCATTGCATCTGGTGATATTTTTTTAGCAGTAGACGCTTCAGGTGGTGGACTTAAAAAAGTTGCACGATCAGTTGTAGTATCAGGTCTTGCTACATCAAGTGCGATATCAGATATTGTGGAAGATACCTCTCCTCAATTAGGTGGTAACTTAGATACTAACTCTCAAAATATTTTAATAGATGACGCACATTTTATTGCAGATGAAAATGGTAATGAACAAATTATATTTCAAACAACAAGTTCAGCAGTTAATCAATTTGACATAACCAACGCAGCAACAGGCAGTGGTCCTAAATTACAAGCAACAGGCGGTGATTCTAATATTGATTTAAATATAGAAGCCAAAGGCACAGGTCATGTAACTGTTAGAGGTAATACTAATTCAGGTGCTATTCAATTTAATTGTGAAAGTAATTCACATGGTCAAATTGTAATTGCTCAACCTCACTCGGCTGCTGTTACCAACACTATGTTGTTACCCGCTGGTGCTAGTTCAACTTTGGTATCTTTAGTTTCAACAGACACCCTTACTAATAAAACTTTAACATCTCCTAAAATAAATGAAGATGTTGCGGTAACTTCTACTGCTACAGAAATAAATGTATTAGATGGTATTACTGCTGTTGTAGGTGAACTGAACGCTTTAGATATTGGTAGTACAGCGGTTGGAACTGCTGTAGCAAGTAAAGCGGTTATATTAGATTCAAATAAAGATTACACAGGCATTAGAAACTTTACTATTTCAGGTGAAATAGATGCAGCGACAGGGGATTTTTCTGGAGCAGTTGATGTTGCAGGTGCAACTACAACGGCTGCTATTACAGCTAGTGGAATTATAAAAACAGATGATACTACAAACGCAACCTCTACCACAGATGGATCCTTACAAACCGATGGTGGTTTATCTGTAGTCTTAGATGCCATATTTGGAGATGATGTAAGTCTTCTTAGTGATGCTTCTGTGCTTAAATTTGGTGCTGATGCTGAA